ATCTGTCACCGGATCAAGAGCAGGTGTCTCAATAATCTTGCATCGTTTTCCCTGTTTCAGCATCTCTTCCTGCAAATGACCGATAGGATCATACAGAGAGTATCGTGTACCGCAGATGACAATAGGTGTACCCTCAATAGCACGTCCAATGATATCACCAGAGATGACCTCCCACTTATCATCAAGTCTCTGACGGTTCTTCGCTTCCTCACGTCCTTCCACACAGTCATCGAGGTACAGAAGGTTAGTTGCTTCGGAAAGACCTACCTGACGGGCATCAATGGATCGGCACATAACGGTAGGGAATCGGGACTTGTGCAGAAGGTTGATAATCTTCGTATCGGCATTGGTCTGGACAAGTTTGCTCTCCGGGAAAATATCATAAAAATGATAGTCACTGGGTAGAGTCAGATATTCCAGACACCCCAGATAGAACGACTTAACAAGGTCATCACCTGTACCTTCCATAAGCGTTGCTCTGTCTGGGTACTTACCTGAAAGCATATTCGTGAAGTTGATACCTAACTGGGACTTCCCGGCTCTCTTCGGCATGGAAATGGATAAGAAGTCCAGTTTCCCGTCAAGAATCTCCTGATATGCGTCTACATATCTTCGCAGATAGTGACGGCGGGGCTGATAGAATTTCTTATCAAGCGGCTTGCCGTACTCTACCGCTTGTAAGTAATCATCGAAGAAATGCTGTGCCCCGAAAAGAAGTGACCTGAACATCAGATCATCAAACTCTCTGGCTTCATCGAATTTCTGACTGCATACCGTCATACGCAGTCCCCATGAGATACGATTACGCAGTTCATGATTCCATGCGTGTGCGGTCTGGAAGTCAATCTTCTCATATTCCCGGCAGACTGCAAACATCTCTTCGTATGCAGACCTATCAAGCGGATTCCTTTCTATAGCTTCATAAATCTTCTGTTTCAATTTCAAATAATTCATAATAACCTCCTGAGAATAAAAAAAAAGGACTGTCAAAACGACAGTCCCATTGGACATACTGTAGCATCTCTACAGCTTAAATATTAACTTGAATGGTAATGTAACTACCCAGATCATCGGGCGTATTACCAGATTCCATGTGCCCCACCAACATAGGCTCACGAACAATTTCACGCACCACCATGTAAACCACAGCAGCCCTATCACTAAATATCCCATGACACGCCCTCCTTTCGTCCGGGGTAGAGTAGGTAGAGTATTTTCAATTTTCGGTCATACTTTTTATAGTATATCCCCTACTAGAGAAAGTAATAGCAAAATCGTGTTTTGCTCTACCTACTCTACCCAACCAAACCTATTTATCATGAATAATTCGGGAAAGTATAGCATCTGAATTTCCAATTTAATCCATAAGAGCATATTCCAGACTTTAACATCCATCCTGTATACACATAATAGCTTTCTTGCTCTTGTAGTACCACGGGCTTGTATAGAAAGTTATCATAAAAGGCATCTGCAAAATGATACGCTTCGTTCTCTGCTGAGAATGGTTCGGACTTTAGTTCTATCACAGTATCTAATTCTACCCAAGGATACATCCTTATCTCTTTCTTCATTCCCGATAAAAGAGCAATCTTTTTGGTATGTGCTCTTACTCCGCTTTTGAGTAAATGGTTTAACCGTATAATTATTTTCCTGTGAATCTCAGCATCATCCAAACTATTATTACTCATTCGTGACTTCCCACTTTTTGTCATCAGATTTGTGTTGAACAACCAGTTCACAATCTAGGACATTTAACAGCTTTACAAATGTACTTATACGCATATCACTTTTCAGCATGGTGGATATACTTGACTGACTTTTGAGATTCAATAATTTCTGCAAGTCCTTCTGTGTCACTTTTGATAAAGTCATAGCTTCTTTTATAATGTTGTTTCCCTGCATGGCGTTTCCTCCCTTTCTATTTTCACGATAACACGAATTACCGATATTGTCAAGACCTTTTTAATTTTTGCGGAACTTTCGCACCTCACCCGCCCCGGCGGGCGGGGGTCTGTTTCCCCCTCCGGGGGGTATGCTGTCCTTATCACCAGATCACACAAAAAAAAATATCGGTAATTTATGATATTTTCCTTGACAATATCGGTAATTCATGATATTATAAATACATGATAAAGAGATAGCAACGACAACTAAATAATTATAGGTTGTCAATGCTGCTGTACAGCAGGCAAGCCGCCCGGTGTACAGATTGCACAAATTGATAATTGAATATAGGAGGTCAAGTATTATGAGAGAATACGCAGATATTAAGGAAACACTAGAAACCAGAAAAGACCGCAGTGCATGGGATAAAGGCGTTACAATATACGCCCTTGAATTATTAGAAGAATATGCAGAGCGGGCAGCGTATGAGGGTAGGCAGGCAGCCAACACCGCAGAGTTTAAAGAATGGTTAAAGAATGGGGCTTCTGACTGGGATCAATACAGTTGGGGCGGTTCTTCCCTTATTTATAACTCAGACATTGCAGAGCGTCTTTGTTGCCCGTCAGAACTCAAAAAGACCCGCAACGGTGAACGCAGACCAAACAGCCGTGAGGAATGGTTAGACACTCAGGCGAGGGCATTGCGTCAGGCAGCGGGCAGGCTCACAAGAGCCGCTTTCTAACCCGTGCGGGCGGGTATAAATAGCCAGTTAAGCCCATAGCGTCCCGGCTCTGCCGGGGGTCTGGAAACAGAATACAATAGAATATAGGAGGTCTTGTATTATGAGAGAATACAGCTTTAGAAAAGATGGTTTTACTTTTGAGAGAGTTAGCAAGGCAACAGCCCGCCGGGTATTTAATAACGATATGCCTATTATGTTATGCCCTTGCAATTTAAGACCAGAAACCGGGTTATTTAGTACAGTAGTACAGAACGGGAAACATTTAAACACAACGTTTGAAACCCTATTAAATACGTTTGAATATTACAACTGTACAACCAACGAAACGGGACGTTATACAGCGTTTTATATCCCGGTGACAGAGGTTGACCGCTTTACAGGTGAAACACCAACGGCGGCAACTCTGGGAACTGTAAAACAATATGATTATAACTTTATAAACTAGCCACAAGCCCCGGCAACAGTCCGGGGCATTGGTTTATAATGCAGCCGTAGGCGGTCACAAGCCCGTATAAATGCAGAGTGTAAACCAATATAGAAAAGGACGTGATAGCGTGAAAAGAGTCTGGAAAACACCAGAACTTGACTATTACAACCTTTATGTCGATATGCTACAACAGCCCCATTTACTAATTGCAGGGGCTACGGGCAGCGGTAAAAGCGTTGTAATAAATGGCATGATGACAACAGCACTAAAGGACAGCCCCGCCGCTGTACAGTTTATATTGATCGACCCTAAACGGGTTGAACTGGTAGACTATAAAGAACTGCCCCACACACTGCGTTATAGCAGTGAACCGGGGGAAATGGTACAAGCATTACAGGAAGCTATAGCAATAACAGACAACCGTTATAGAGACATGGCACGGCAGCACGTCAAGAAATACGGCGGCGGGGCTGTGTATGTGGTTATAGATGAACTAGCCGACTTGATGACAACGAACAAAAAGCAAGTACAACCGATATTGCAACGGCTCTGTCAGATCGGCAGAGCTGCAAACGTCCACGTTGTAGCCGCTACACAGTGCCCGTTGTCTGCTGTGATCCCTACACCTATAAAAGTAAACTTTGATAGCCGTGTAGCACTCAGAACCCGCAGCGGTCAAGATAGCCGTAACATTTTAGGCGTGACAGGTTGCGAACTTTTGCCCCGATACGGTCAAGGCTACTACATGACCCCGGAGGGATGCAGGCTGTACAATATACCGATGTACGAAACAGAAACCCCGGACATAATAGAATATTGGAGGAAACAGAAACCCCGGATAGTATGGAATGGGTAGAACGCCCGCCCCGTGTAATCCGGGGCTTTCTTTATGTCCTCAGAACGCACACACGCCCCGGCAGCAGGTCTTTCCTACACCGGGGCGTATTTCATTGCCTTATTTAATTTTAGGGCTTTCTGCCCTTTCTGCGACTTCTGAGATTTCACCTTCTGGCACGTCTACAATGTCGGCATTGTCAAGATACTTTCTTGCAAGGGCTTCTGTGTCGGCACTGTCACCTAACGGATTGTTAGGAGTCAGAACCATTTCTGTCTGATCCTTCATGCCGTCATAGTTCTTCTGCCAGAATATACCCGTAACCGGATTGACCTTGCCATCCTGCATAAGTCCTTCCCTGTAAAGGGCACAGACTTTCTGCACCTTTTTGATAAAGTCGGTGCGGGCGGGGTTCGTTGTACAACGGTTGACCCACTCCCATGCA